GTATATGTGTTATTTGAATGAAGAGGGGAATAGAATACCTTCAGTTTCGCCATCTGATATCGAAGTATTTTCTTTTGAAATATTGAATAGAAGTACTGTATCTGGTGGTATTGGATTAGCTAATTATGATATAAAACTTTTTAATTATAATAATTATGGATTATATTTAGATTATAATGAAAATCCAATAATTGATTTCCAATTTAAATATGATGGAGTAGATAGAATTGATAAACTAGATTCTAAATATTATAATTTAGTACAACCTTATTTTTATCATAAGAATATACCATCCGATGGTATAAATATGTATAGTTTTTCATTAAGTCCAGAAGATTATCAACCATCTGGTACATGTAATTTATCTATGATTAATAATATAGAATTTATATTTAAAACAAATGCAGAAATAACAAGTAGTAATTCTGCAATACTAAATATATATAGTATTAATTATAATCTACTTAGAATTTCTAGTGGTATAGGTGGTTTACAGTTTAGTTAAAATAGTATATAAAATTATATTATATATATATATAATATAATCATGTCTAGTGGAGTATTATTACAATTAGCAGCATATGGAAATCAAAATATTAATTTAACAGGGAATCCAGAAATTTCATTATTTAAAACTATATATAAAAGACATACAGAATTTGCAATGAATGATATGGTAAATCCATTTACAGGTAATGCAAAGTTAGGACAAATTAATAAAGTTATTATTAATAAATCTGGTGATTTATTATCAGATATGCATTTAAATTTAAGAGTTAAAATAACTGAAGAAGAAGATATAGATTATTCATTTATTAATAATTTAGGATATAATATTATAGATTATGTTGAATTATATATAGGACAAACTAGGGTAGATAGACAATATGGCGAATGGTTAAACATATATCAAGAATTAGCTAAAAAAAATTATACACAAAATTCATATAAAAATATTATGGATGCACCAAATGAATTATTAGTCATGAAAACAGGAACTTCAAATACAGTTACTCATACGATTGAATTATTTATACCATTAGAATTTTGGTTTTGTAAATACTCTAATGTACCACTACCTTTATTATCATTACAACATGATGAAATATATTTAAATATTAAATTTAAAGAAGCAAAATATTTAGTTAATAGAGGATATATACATTCTGGTAGTGTATCTAATACATTACTACCATCATTAGATAGTAATAATTGTCAACTAATTACTAATCAACTATTGCTACATAATGATGAAAGAAAATTTTTTGTTAATACTGAATTAACTTATTTAATTGAACAAGTTCAAGATAAAAGAGATAATAGTATAACTGCAACAGATTTAGAAACTGTAAATACATATCAATTAACATTTAATCATCCAGTTAAAGCATTGTTTTGGGTTATTACACAAGATATACATACGAATTTAGCAGAAAATAATAATCATATGTTAAATTTACATAAATCAAATTCTGACTCAAATACAAATATTATACAAGAAAATATATTTGCACATATTGTATTAAATTATTTTGTTCAAGAAGCATTAGAATCTACACATTCATTTACTACAAATGATGAATATAGATTAACCGTAGATTCATCATATCGCATCTTTATACATGATTTTCATACGAAAGTAAATGAAATTCAAGTTGGTAAATTTAATGTTAATTATAGATTAGATAATGAACATATAATTAAGGATTGGCACTATAAGAAATTAGATAAAATCTTTAATAAAATTAAATTAACAGTTAGTGCAGGTACAACACCAAATAGTTTAACAACTGATAATATTCATTTTGATACACTTACAGAAAATGATGAATACTTTTTACGTCATATATTAAATAATACACATGATGCTATAAAAGCTACTAGTTCTACAAGTTCTACTTCTGTTTTTGAAAGTGTATTTCCTATAAGTGATAATGCTACAAATGTATCTACTACACTAAATCATTATATAAATCATAATTTTAATATTAATTCTTTACATCCTAAAACAGATATTAATCCAACTAAATCAGCAAGATTATTATTTAATGGACTTTCTAGAACTGCAAATTTAAGTGGTAAATATTATAATCATGTTCAACCATTAAAACATAATTTAAATAGTCCACATACAGGTATTAATATGTATAGTTTTTCATTAAACCCTTTTGGCTATCAGCCAACAGGGCATTGTAATTTTTCTAAATTAGATAAAGTAGATTTAGAAATTACTCAAAATAAGAGCCTTACTACAGGCAAGGTGAATATATATGCTCTTAATTATAATATACTAAAAATAAAAAATGGTGTTGGAGGACTAGCATATACGAGTTAAATTAATAAATTAAAATACTATAGATAATAATTTTAAATTATTATCTTTATATTAATATATATAAAATAAAATGTCCGGAGGATTAATGCAATTAGTAGCTTATGGCGCACAAGATGTATATTTAACAGGAAATCCGCAAATAACTTTTTTTAGAGCAGTTCATAAAAGACATACAAACTTTGCATGTGAACCGATTGAACAAACTATTAATGGTACTGCTGATTTTGGTAATAGTAATGTAAGAGTAACAGTATCTAGAAATGGTGATTTGATTACTAATATGTATTTAATAGCAACTATTAGTAATACATTAAGTTCTGCAACTGCAAAATGGGCATGGGTAAAAAATGTTGGTAATTCTATGATTGATAATGTATCACTTAATATTGGTGGGCAGAAAATTGATAAACATTATGGTGAATGGATGAATATTTGGCATGAATTATCAGCTTCTGATGATCATTCCTCTTCTTGGGATACAATGATTGGTAATACTAGCACTGCAACTACATTAAGTAAGGCAACTGGTAGCGCAGGTGATAGATCTATGGAAGTATTTGTACCATTAAATTTCTGGTTTAATAGAAATCCTGGATTAGCACTTCCATTAATTGCTTTACAATATCATGAAGTTGCTGTAGATTTTGATTTTGTGACTGGGTCTCATCTTGTTCATTTTGATGAAAAAGATTGGAGTGGTGGTACAACTATAACAACTACACCTAAAATTGATTCAGCTAAATTATTAGTAGAATATGTCTTTTTAGATACTGAAGAAAGAAAACGTTTTGCTCAACAATCTCATGAATACCTAATTGAACAAGTTCAAGATCAAGGTGGTGGATATTCTGGAGGTAAAGCTATTGCTGCATCAAGTACTAGTGTTACTGTTGACTTACACTTTAATCATCCTTGCAAAGCATTATATTGGGGACTTACACAAAATAAATATACTGAAAATTCATTATTATTTTTAGGTAATGATTTAGAATCCTGTACTAAAAACTTTATTATTAGATATGCATTAAGTAATCTAGCAACTACACTACCTATCATGCATGGAACTGTAGTTAGATTTGGTGTATCAGAAGATAACTTTGTTACATGTAGTCTTATGAAAAATGAAACTGTTGCTTTATCATCCTCATCATTTACTGATTTTAATGTTATTGGAGGTAATAATAAATTAAATACTAGTGGCACATATTATAATGATCTTATTAGAGTACTAAGTGCAGCTAGTATGGTATGGAATGTTGATGTTTGGTCAAGTGTTGGTACTGGTGCAAATATGACTTTATGGAATAGTATTAATGTACCTCAAGTTTTACCTGCTGCTGTATGTGGTCTTGATACAACAATTATTGAATCATGTGGTACTGCTGCTACAAATATGTTTGCGGGTAATAATGTTCAAAATTTAGTTATTGGTGGTACCGGTGGCAGCGGAACAGCAGTTAAATTAAGATTAAATCATCATTTCGGAACTAATCTTGATCATTCTGGACAGACTATTACCAAAGCTTTACTTAAATTAAATGGTAATGATAGATTTACAGAAAGAGAAGCGGTATACTTCAATAAAGTAGTACCATGGCAATCTCACATGAATGGACCTCCTGATGGTATATATTCATATAGTTTTGCAGTAAATCCTGAAGATCATCAGCCTTCTGGAACTTGCAATTTCTCAAGAATTGATAATGCCCAATTACAATTATCAATGATAAGCAGTAATTTAGCTTGTAAGGTTAAAGTATATACGGTAAATTATAATGTATTAAGAATTATGAGCGGAATGGGTGGATTAGCTTATTCAAATTAAATTATTTATATAATATTATTTTTAAATTTATTGATTATAATAAATTTAAAAATTATTTTCTATATTAAAATAATATAGAATTAATTAAAATAGACAAATTAATTTTCTTTTATATATATATATAAAAAAAATGTCAGGAGGTTTAATGCAATTAGTAGCTTATGGCGCACAAGACGTTTATTTAACGGGGAACCCACAAATAACTTTT